CGCCTTTCTCATGGCAAGCGCTGCAATGCCTGCAATAACGGTTTCTGTCATGCCAATAAAGCCGCCGTTTACAAGCGCCACTCTGGCCGCCTTATGCCCTTCATCTACAATTCTTGAAGCCTCCCTGAAACGGTTTAAGGTACCTTTGTCTTTAATGATAGAAAGGCTGTCTATAATTTCTATGGTGAGGGGAGTGGTTAAAAGTTAAGTTACCGAAATTGTTAAAAACGACGGAACGCTATAGTTACATTAGGTTACAATTCAGGTACAAATTTGAGCAGATCGGAAACAACTCAGAACAAATCAGGCCGATAATATAGCATTAAGAAAAATCATTGATACAAGAATAAAAGGAAAATAAATTCCTCCAGAAATCTTAAAACAAGACCGCGTTGAAAATAACGATTTTATATGCTCTAATATCAAGATTGAAATATATGACATATGAGGTGACAGCATGAATCAGAAACAGAATGTCCAGGTTGAAAATCTGAAAGTAGTTTACATGAAAAACGACATAGAAATTATTGAACATGATAATTGTCTTTGGATTGGCGCAGAAAAAATAGGAAATAAACTCGGGTATAAAAAACCAAGAGAATCAATCAACCAGATTTACCAAAGATATAAAAAACATTTTAAAGAAAGAGAAACAAAAATTGTAGAATTTATTGAAACAGACAAAAATGGAAAAAAGCAAAAAAGAACCATAAGAATCTTTTCAGTCCCCAACAGTGCAATGAGATTGTGTTTTTTATCAAGAGCAAAGAATTGCCTCGAAGTTCATGATGAAATATTGGAAAACTATGAAGAACATAAATACAACAGCCTCATCAACTCCAAGATCGACAGACCATTATTTCTTACTGAATGGCAGATGAAGGAAATGAAGTTTCGGATCGGAAAGAATAAAGCCAACAAGTTTATAGCAGCAATGTTGAATGGTGAATATGATGGAACGAAAAGATATCTGCCTTATGAAGATATTGCCCGGCTCGATGCTGGAACCGCAAGATCAGAAGCCATCAGACGTGAAGCAAAAAGAAAAAAGGTCACGCCAAAGGTTATTTATGAGGCAGTCAGAAAGACCAGGGAAGAACTCGGTTTGAAAGTTCGTAATAAGAGAACCGACATTGGTGTAAAAAAACACCCGGAAGATTATGAGGCCTTCTTAAAATGTCGCCGTGAAAATCCTGACTGGGGATATAAAAGAATTTATGCGGCAATCAAACCCACTGTAACAATAGAAACAATCCGAGCATGGTTGAATCATGCCAGGCGGGAAGAAAACGCTTAATTGCAAAAGACCGGTAAATTATTCCTGAATTATATTTATAATCCCAAGTGAATTCATTCTGTTATTATGAGAGAAGATTCTTTGACACGACACGGTAGTCAACCAAACCGCACATTGCGAGGTGATTTGTCAACTGACGGATCATCCTGGGCGGGGGCAGTGCAGCTGCCGGGGGTCATTTCTTCAACTTTTTATCATCCATGTTGAGTTGCGAGCTGCCGAGCTTTGTACCTATGTCCATTAGCATGGCTGTCGACGTAATAAGTCCTTGATAAGACAGATCTGAATCCTTCCGCATATCAGCCATTTTGTCAGGTGAGGGTTCCTTTGACCATTTCAGCAGTTTTGAAACAGTCTGCCATTTCAAGGTGTAAGTGTTATTAAGCATTTCATCGGCTTTTGCCAGATTGTCGGATAATGAAGCATCTTTTAACTTAGGTGTCGGGACATCTTTTAAAGATTCAGATAATCTAAAAAGCTGGAGTTCTGCATCTTTAGCCTCGGCTATGGCGCCTATTAAATCACCATTTTTAACGTATCTATTTATGCCACTATAAGCATTATCAAAATCAGTGGTTTTAGCCATCTTTGCGACATAGTATTGATCAAAGAGGTCTTTGTCGCTAAGGGATTGATTATATGGAGATGAATTTTCAGTTGGTGAACTTGATTTCCCAGAAGTAAACGGCAATCTACCTTCAGCTTGACAAAATAAAAATGTAAATGAAACAATAAATGCGATGCCTCCCGCAATGAGACTTCTAATAACCCCTGCTTCTTTCAAAAGAGCAAAAAATAGGATTAAAAATAATACAATTGCAAAAAATAATGCTACTGGCATCGGAATTCCTCCTTATATATAATATATCCTTATTATTAATGGTGGCGGTAGGTGTCAGAATAAATGTCATGATAATACTCAAGTTCAACCTGGCATATGGCCTGTAACTCAGGATTGATGTCTCTGAGGGCACGCCAATAATCGCCAAATTTTTTTGCGCAAATAGCATATAAGCCGGAAGTCACCAGCAGTCCGATTATCACCCACCACCATTGATCAAAAACAAAAAACGTCTTGTTCATCATCAGACAAAAAACAAAAACTAAACCAATAAACCACGAACCACACGCAATAAGGTTATTATCTCGCTTTTGTTGGAGGGCTTTTCTTTTTTTGGGCAGAGGCGGTTCTGGGTCATCATTTCTTTTCTCGTAGAGATCGCCTGCATAATTTTTTGCTTTGTCGTAGATGTTCACCTTACCCAACCTCCCAGAATAACAATATAATTATTTATACTGTTATTACATCAAACAATATTTGATGTAAATAGGTTGAATATTAAAAATAATATTTTACGCAAGTTTCTTGATCAGGTCATATGTGCGTTCCGCCTGATCCTTAAATTCTGATTCTTTCAGGGGTACAACATTGCTGTTCTTTGATGAAATTATATCCGTCCGAATCTTTTTGTAAATTTCAATAATCTCACGAGCCTTTTTAATGGGAGTAGTCTTGATGTCTTTCATCATGATCCTTTCTTCTATACCAATAATTACTGCTTCCATAAGCTTCTCATCAGATAAAAACAGAAGTTCATCTGTCACTTTTATTTTGTTTGAGGATTCGCCATAAATAAGCCACTGGAGATTTATATTATGATTAATCGCTGCATCAATTAATAGATATATAATCGTGCCCCTTTTCTTTCTTAATAACAAATCCGATCCTGAAATACCTAGCCAATCAGCTAATTGCTTATCTGTAGAAAAGGAGTAACAATTTTTTAACCTTGAAAGAATTTCATCCAAATTTATCTTTTGATTCATTTTACAGTTGACCGGCTATATCAATTGATGCATACATAATGTTCATGAAGATAGACAAAGCAATAATTAACGACCGTAACAAGTTAAAGGCAATGTTGGTGCTTTGCGGTGTAACTATGACCGACATAGCCAGGGAAAAAGGCGTAACACAGCCTACAGTATCAGCGATTGTAGCCGGAAGGGGCCGCTCTTTTGAAATCGAACAAGCTATTGCTGATAAACTCGGAGTCTCATATGAGGCGCTCTGGGGCAAGCCTACTTCGAGACAGCTTAAACTGAGAAAGGCAGCATGATGTTCAACGCTGTTAATCTCGCCAACATCATGACCCATAGTAATACCTCCTCCTACCCGGCGCTTCGGAGGCATACCGTTGCGCCGGATTTTTTTGCCATTTTCCGGTGCATGCACCGGTTTCTATTAAATGTATCAGCTTCATTTGTTTTCATGTTCCTTCAACTGTTAACACACCCGTTTTTTTCAAAATCGTTGTCGCTAAAATTGAAAATAATGAAATTCAGGAGTCTATGCAATGTCAAATGTCAAAAATTATTTGAAACCGGTTTCAAATCGTACTGATAAAATTGAAACCCGATACCCGGAAGGCTCATTAAACCTGAGTATTGCCTTCCGAAATTCGCTTGCACAGGCAATAAAGAGTACCACAAGGAGTCGCTGGGAAATCTCAGGTCACATAAGCGAGTTGCTTGGACGTAACATTTCAAAAGACATGCTGGACAAATACACATCGAGTTGCCTCGATACAGCCTTCAGGGCCGAAGAATTAACGGCATTTTGTGTGGCAACAGACTCAATCGAACCTATCAAGGCCCTTATTGAACCTCTCGGATATGAACTTATTGGCCCCGATCAGGCTGATCTCATAAGATTATACAAACTTGAACAGCAAAAGAGTGACCTTGAAGCAGAGATTGCCAGGCTCAAGGCAGGCAAGGGAAAATCCAGATGAAAACATACAAGCGCATAGCAAGCCTCGAAAAGGGCCTCCAGATTATCAGTCATATATCAGAGGGCACACAATCGATTAAATCCCTCACTGATAAGATAACCATGCCAATCGGGACACTGCATTGTTATCTGGCTACCCTTGAAGACTTGAAAATCATAGTGATCAACGGGGATCAGATTACATTTGGACACTGGATATCAGAAATGAAATCAAACCGACTCAAAGACCTCTTACTACTGCGTGCTGCTATTGATGCGGAAATAGAAGAGTTCAACAAAGATAAAGGAGGGTTGTAATGAGCAAGAATACATCATCGATTCCATCTGAGAAAGGAATTGACAGCTTTTTTGAAGGAGAAATTGTTGATCAAGAGCAAAGAAGGTGCCTCGCTTACTATGAGGGCATGTTGGACAACAATGCATTAACTCGAAAATTCAACGAGACATTATTCTATTTGACTCTTTATAAAATTAAAGAATCAAAGGCATATCTTGAAACCCATAAAAGCTTTGAAGAATACTGCAAATCAATAAGAGAATGTCGCCGAAGCCTTGATAATATTTTTGCCGATCTTTTACCCATATACGAGGGTTTGGACGGAAATATTTTCCGGTGTCTGAATATCCGATTGAATAAAATCAGATACTTAGGACGGTCTCTTGTAGAATCTCATTCCGGTGACATTGCTTTTGATGGCAGAACATTGGTGCTAGAACTTGGTGGTAAAATTGAAAGTTATGCCTGGACACCTGAGAACCAGGACGCAATAGAAGACGCCATAATCGCCTTTAAAAATGAAGTCGAAGAACGCCTAAAGCTTAAAGATACACAAATTGAAGCGGTTGATAAAAAGCTCAAGGAAGCCAAGCGGGAAAAGAACCTCTATAGTGAAAAGCTCTCCAAAACCGAAAAAGAATTTGATCTTTACAGGCTGCGCACTGAAAAACTCGATCTGGAGCCTGCTGAAATCGAAACAATCCAAGACCTTAACAGCCTGGTAAATGAATTCGCAGCTCTTATCTTCCGCATCAGTCCGGATCAGGACCGGCTTATTGAGCTTATTCTTGGTAAAAAATGTGAAGCTGTCCGCCTGCAATACATAGGAGCAATCGCCGGAATATCAAATGCTGTCAGAATGCTGGTTGCAAATGTTGAAAACCATTACGGTCCCATTGAAAAAATCGACAGTGAGGCATGCCGAAGCTGCAAAGCAGCCAGGGAACATTGTGAAAGACGCGAACTAGGCTGCTGCAGGACCTGTGAAGACTCAATAAGTTGTACCAGCAAGCAAAAATGCGACATGGAAAGGGTTTTTGAAGAGCATGGTCGCATTTACAAAGAAAAAATTGGGATCACAGATGTAAAACATGACGAAAATCCCCCTGCCTCCCCCTTTAATAAAGGAGAAAATCAATCAAACGTGCATCAACTCCACAAAGACAGACCAATAATACAGTAATATTTCAATAAAATTTAATGATTATGGGCGAAATCGGGATGAAAAAAGGAGGAAACAAGGATGTGCGCTAATGCTTTTCCGTGGAAATATGCGCTCGCACATGAATTAAACTCCACATCTACACAGGAGGAACGGCGTAATGTTGTTAAAAGATACGCCGAAATCTACAGCCGCACTGAAAAAAACATCTATGAGACAGCACGCCGGCACGGCTGGAACTCCGGCCGCAAAAAAAGGTCCGATAAAGGAACAACCTCATTAACAGAACAACAGATAACCATGCTCGCGGGTATGGGTTCAACAACAGCCCGCGAACTTAAAGGCCCGATCATGCCTACCAAGCTAAGGTATGAGCTGATGGTCAGCCAGGGTTATCTTGATCCCGAGGAGGTAACTTATGACAGGGCGTGCGCAATTCTTAGAGAACGGAACCTCGATAAAAAAGGCCTCATGACTCCGGAACCTACCTGCAGGATGAGAAGCCTGCACCCGAATCATGTCTGGCTGTTTGATGGGTCAATTTGTGTTGTCTATCACATGGAAAAAAAAGGCATGTCCATCATGGACGAATCTGATTTTTATAAAAACAAGCTGTCAAATTATGCAAAAATAAAGCTCCGGGTTATCAGAATGACGGCAGTTGATCACTTCTCGGGCATGATTTTTGTTAAATATTACCTGGCCGATGGTGAAAACACCGGCATTATCTTCGACTTTTTGTGCAGCACTTTCGAAGATAAAGGCCCTGGCATGCTTTATGGGGTGCCCTTTCTTATCCTGTGCGATGCAGGTTCCTGGAACATGAGCAAGCCAATGATGAGCTTTTATGAGAACATGAATATCGAGCTGCCCCCTGGAATGCCTAAAAGAAAAACCCGCCAGGGCGCAGTTGAAGTTGCTCATAACCTGGTCGAAACATGGTTTGAGTCACGCCTCAGGATTCAGCCGGCCGCAACCGTGGAACAACTTAATGAATGGGCGATAGATTGGGCAATTGGATTTAATGCTGACCCCAACAGGGTACATTCGCGGCACCAGATGACCAGAGCTGCCTGCTGGTCAATGATAAAAGCAAACGAACTGCGCACGCCACCCGAGCGTGACCTTATGGAATATAGCCTTTCTTATCCTGCTGAAGAAAGGCAGGTAAAAGGCGATTATACAATCACCTATCGCGACCGCATATATTCGGTCAGACAGATTCAGGACATAGTACCCAATCTCACAAAGGTAAAAGTCATTTTAAAGCCGTTAATGTGGCCTGGTATCACGGTTAGTTTTGATGGTGCTGATTATACCTGCAGACCTGTGCCGGTGGTTGAAGGTGGCTTCCTGGCCACAGCCGGGATAATCGGAAAAGAATACAAATCAGTTCAGGAATCTTCGGTTCAGAAAGCCCGGAAACTGGCTGAAAACTATGCATATGGAGAGGCCGGAGAACCCAAAAAACACAAAGACCGCCAGCCTTATGCCGGGATGATTGTAATGGGCAATGAAGCCCAAAAGATGACGGTTGCTTACCTTTCCAAGCCTGAAACCCCAGCCAAGAAGTGGATGCCAAAGCATACCGACCTGGCCGAGTCAATCGCTGACCAGCAGATGCCAATATTCGAACTGATAAAAATGATCAACAAAGCCGGGATAGCTGTAACACCTGAGATCAACAAGAAGATATATGCCCAGTTCGGCAAGACAATATCGTCAGGAATGGCTGAAAGGATAGTGGAGGCGCTCAAAAAGAGTGTTTATCCATGCGCAACCGATATTGACATGGCCTGTGGGAAAAAGCAGGAGGCGGTGAATAATGGGTAAAACCTGCCTAAATCCCCCTTTATCCCCCTTTGCCAAAGGGGGAAAGACAGAGGAAGTCTTTGCTAATGGGGGAAATAATGGAAAGACCATCCTGCTCAGGCGCCTCATGCTTGATTGCGGGATAACCGTGCCGGAGATGGCGGCTGCCGTCGGCTGCTCTTACCGGGGGATGAATTATCTGCTTTCAGGAAGCGGTATATCAAAAGGCGCGAAATCAACAAAAATAACGAAAGAAGCTGTTCTGAAATATCTTGAAAATATCCACGGGGAAAGAAGGACGCCGGAAAGGCCGTTTAAGGAACTGGATACCGGCGTTCGCCGGTATGACGGGGTTGACTTTTTACCCCCTTTGGAAAAGGGGGAAGCCGAAGGCAGGGGGATTTTTAACCCAAACCTCGTCATGTCGCCAACAGACTGGCTGAAAAAGCATTCCGTCAAGCCCCAGGCCCTCTTCGGGCCCGACCCGAACCCGATAAAACGCATTACCACGGCTCATCTTTCCAATCACAGATCAAGGACAAAGGCCGGAATAGCCTGTGCGCAGGGCACTGCCGGTTTTGCAGCCGTCAACATAAACGAACCACCACGAATAAAGGAGGAACATAGAATGAGCATGCTTTACAAACAAACATTGGACAAATTCAAGTTGCCACCGTTCAGACAGCCCTTTGCAGAGGCCTGCGGAGACCCGAAGGATGTCTACCTGACCCCTGACCATGTGCTGATAAAGGAGATGATTATCCAGACCGCGAAGCAATCGCATTTCTTAGGTGTGTGGGGCGATTGCGGCAGCGGAAAAACGACTATTCTGCGACTGGCTCTCAGGGAGCTTATCAATGACGGAGTTGAGGTTGTATATCTTGATACCATCAATGCCGCAAAAGCAACTCCCAGGGATCTGGCAATAAAAATAATCGAATCAATCAGCAAGGAAAAACCTCAGCGTGGGCTTGAAAAAGTGAGCGAGCAGCTTTTTAAAACGCTTTTCAACAGGGCCATGCACGGCAAAAAGCAGGTTATTGTCATTGAAGAAGCCCATCTTCTGAGTATTCAGACGCTTAAAAGCCTTAAAAAAATACATGAATACCAGGACATCAAGACAGGCCACGGCCGGTATATCGGCATAATATTAATCGGCCAGAGTGAGTTTGAAGAGCTGCTTGATGAACAGGCTCATCCGGAGATCCGCGAAGTGTCGCGCAGGGTGCTCAAGATAGGGATATCCGGCCTGGGTGAACATGTAAGGCCCTATATCGAACACCGATTGAGAAGGTTCGGGGTTAATCCTTCGGATGTATTTGATGAAGCAGCCTATGACGCACTGATGCTGAGACTTAGGGCCAATGCCAGGGTAGCTGAGCGCGAGCAGGATTGTCCGCTGCAGGTAAATGAACTGGCGGCGGCAAGCATGAATGCGGCTGTGATGAACGGGTTTGATAAGGTAACAGCGGATGTCATGGAGCTGATATGAGAAATCAGGGCCAAAGAATCGGCGATGCGATGAACCGGATGATTTACAGGCGCTATAAAAAGGATGGCCTGACGATGAGAGAAGTCGCACGGCTGTTTGGTGTGAGCGATTCTCATGTTGGTAAGGTTATCAGGGAGATGGAGAATAAGGAACTGGGTTCCGGCATTTGCCGGGATGACGCCGTTACCATTAATAATAAGGAGGCCGCATGAACACTGAAGCAAGAAATGCGAATATTCTGATGAATGCGAACAGGGGCATGAGCATTACAAAGATTGCATCTATGAACAAGCTAAGCCGCAGACAGGTGGGAAGGATACTCAAAAGCGAAAGCGTTAAAGAGGCTGCAATTAATGCGGTTAAAAATCCTCATTTATCCCCCTTCAAGCCAAAGGGAAAGAAAGGCAACAGCAAGATTTCTCACCCGCAAGGGGTTCGAAATGACAAATCTTCTGTCACCCCGCTCAAGCCAAAGGGAAAGAGCGCAGCGAAGGGGGATTTAAAACCTGCCGCTTCAAAACCGAAGGCCGAATCATCCCTGATTGAAAAACAAAAGAAGGTAGCTGAAGAGCTCTCACTGAAACGTGACATGTCAGCAAAGAGAAAGATTGAACATGACTCAAAAGTTGCAGCTGAAAAGCATAAGGTTCTCTCCATCCTCTCAGCTCACATCGGCTCACATAAAGCAATCCACATGCCTGACCTCTATCAGAAAGTCTATAACAAGCCGTGGCATGACAAGATAAGCGATACCCGGCAAATCCGTGAAATCATCAATGAAATCAGAAATGAAGGTATTGCAATTTGTTCCAAAACCGACATGTCACACGGTGGTTACTATCTGGCATCCGCTGACAGCGAACTGATTGAATACCTGAACAGCATCAAACGCAGAGCCCTGAAAGCATTGGCCATGTACTCAAAAATAAAGAAATGCGCCTTAAGCGAAACGCTGGGACAGCTCATGCTCGAGTATAAATAAGGAGCTTATCATGGCGAAAAAGAAGAAAGAGATCGAAATTCCGGAAGGGCTGAGCCTCAATAAATATGCTGAAAAGCTGCTGATGGAAATTGCCATATCAGCAGCATTACTAAAAAAAATCGATATTGAGATGGAGCATGAGCTTAATAATATCAGGATGAAATATGAACTTAACAGAAGCCAGGTTCATGCAAGATGTGCAGCAGCAGAAAGTAATCTTACAGAATTGATGAAACAAAAGACACAAGACCTGTTTGGAGGCCTTGACAAGCTTGTTTTGAAAGCCGGCATTTTGTTTCATAGCATTACGAAAAAGCTATCCTTTACCGGCAAAGGGCATCAGCCAACGATAGATTCTATCAAAGCTCTCGGCTGGGCAACTCCAGAACTTATCCATGTGAAAGAATCTCTTGAGACTGAAGAACTTGAGAAATGGAGTGATGAAAAACTGGAAAAGATCGGTGTGAGCAAGAAGGATAATGAAGATTTTGCTTATGAGCTGACCGTTTCTGAAGCAGTTGTAAGCGCCGACCTGAGCGGGATCCCGGAGGGATAAAGATGAAGTTCGACTATCAGATATTTTTATTAAAAGACGGCAAAGTGATCGAAAGCAAAGGATTTTCCGGGCCTCGATCTCTCGATATGTATCGCAGGGCGAAGGCTGCTGCTCAAAAAAAGTACGATATGTTCCTGCTGGCCGAACAGCTTAAGCCGAGCGGATTTATCAAAATATTTACGAACAAAGACGGTTTGAGGATGGAATGCATCATAAGGGTCAAAGACGATCAAAAAAAGGAACCGCTTTTTATAAACCCACCATCTGCCAACGAGAATTCCACACTTGGAGCTTCCGCATGATTACACCAGGTCAGACGAAAATGATACACACCGCAAAAAGAGCACTCGGATTATCGGATGAAGATTACCGGGACATGCTTGAAGAGCGATTCGGCCATCGAAGCAGTAGTGATCTGACCAGCAACCAGGCTCGGGTATTCATTGATGAACTGATAGTCAAGGGTTTTGAAAGCGCTGGAGCGAAAATAGGAAAGCAGGTTGAGGGAGACAGAAGGCAGGAGAAATCCAAAGGCAAGAAAAATCGCCCAGTCATGAAAGATGGAAAAGAAACGCCTTTTGTTTATGTCAATCCTCACAACCGCTGGGGTATCTGGCACAATGACATGCATGACAAATGTGTTTCATTGCCATCACGAGACCAGCTTGATTTCATTGATGAGATGAAAGCGCTGGTTATCTGGAGAGAAGTAAACGGGTTTGAAAAGTGGCTTTTAAAGCGGTTTAAGCTCAATAAAATCTGCACCAGCCGCCAGGCTGCAGCCGTGATTGAGGCTCTTAAGAGAATGTCGAAAGACTCGCTACCTGAAATCAGGAAATCAGAAAAGGAAATCGCAAATGGCTGAAGTGACCATAAAGATAATAGATACGGATAAACCTGGCGAAGTTGAAGTAACTTGCGAATTCATACCCCCAGTTGAAATCGAGAAAATAATGAAAGATGAAATCAAGCCTACAATGGCGCAAACGGCAGGTGCACTACTGATGGGGATATGTCAGACACAAATGAAAGGAGCATCTGTATCATGCTCATAGGAGTCGGCATTATAGCTTATGTGCTGATCCTTGCGGGATTTAGCTGCATTTTTGAGCCGACTGACAGGGAGATATAATGCAATGGGCGTTACCGAGGATTGGTATAGAACAGACGGCGGCAGGTTTAGTGAAGCAAAGGCTGCTGCAATAGCAACCAAGAATAGGGATCTAAGCGAAAAGCTCAAAGGTATTGCAAGGGGCGGGAAAAGAAAATCATCTGAGACAGAAAATAATCATCAGGAGGAAACGAAAATGCCGAAATTTATTAAATGCCCTGAATGTGGGAAACAAGACAAACACTATTCCAGGGGGCTGTGTAGAAAATGTTATGACCGTTTGTATTTGAAAGAAAAAGCGCTAAAAATGCTGGAAGCTACTAATAATCAGCAACTTGACAAAAATAGCGATTTGAAGATTCCTGAAAAATCAAATCTTCCGGAAACCAATGAATCACTTTTTCCTGATACCGGACATGCCGCAATGAAGCCAAAGAAGCTAATCAAGATTATGCTCGATCTGCCGCACAACTTCTCAGGCCTGGTGAATATGATTAATCAAGAGGCATCAAACGAACTTAGAACAATGGAGAATCAGATAATATGGATACTGGTTCAGCACTTCAATCCTATGAGCAGAAGGGCATAACAATGCAAGATTATCTATTTAATATATTGACTGACAATGGGACCCATATAATTCGCGTAAGAGATAAGGAAACATATCATGCATCGTTAATAATGAAACGTGGGGACAGAACCAAAGCCTTACCGGGTGCAAAATATAGATGTTCTGCCACGAGCGGCCCACTAAATGCGCTGAGAGCTCTAATCTATAAGATATGGAATTGCGATTTTCCTTATGAAGCAGCCAATGAAGCAGCAGAACATGTAATCAAACGAGGTTATAAGAAGTTTACATATATTAAACATAATCTCTTGTTCGTATGCGTCCCCCTTGTAGGAAACGCAAGGAAAAGGGTTTGGCTAAATTCATCAGATATCCAGGCGGTTGAATATGAATCAAAGGATAAATGCATGGTCATCATGAAAAACGAAAGAGCTTATGAAGCAAGCATGAACTGCGACGAGCTTGTAAAAAGAATATGCGAAAAGGAGGATTGATATGCATTTTAAAGACTTTGAATTCAAAAAGGGCATTAACATGACAATGAGACGGGGAGTGTCTTTATTCCCTACTGAAACCGGGAATGATGCATCAATTATCCTTACCGGACCAGATAATAGAGAAACAAAAGCGATGATATACAAGGTTAAGGTAAAGCGCTTTGAAGACGTTACTGCCGAGGACTTGAGACATCATCACCTGGGAATTGAAAGCTGGGCGGATATGTTCAGGGAGATGAAGCGGCATTATCCGTGCTTTGACCGGTTGGAAATCGTGACGCTGGTTTATTTCAGGTTGGTGTGAGCAATGACGCCTAATATTGCAAGCATATTATCTATGGCTGCTGAATGTGGAATTGATATGAAACAAAAAGAAACTCCTGTTGCTTTTGTACAGCGTCACAGCACACTTTCAAAGATTCAGAGAAAAAAAAGAAAGAAGCTTAATAAAATAAAAGCAGCATCCAGAAAAAATTAAACAACGGGTGAAGCAGGCGGGGGGCTGACACCCCCCACCGGCGCGTAGTTGACGCTACGCACCGCAGTCTAAGCTGCTGCAGTTTTTATAATCGGCAGCAAGGCGCAGATACTTAAAAAGAGGAGTCTATGAACAGTCCTTTGGCTTACATTGGTGGCAAAAGTAAACTGGCGCAAACCATCATTGATCTCATCCCTGAACACAAAACGTATTGTGAAGTATTTGCAGGAGCAGCCTGGGTGTTTTTCAGGAAGGAACCTTCTAAATTTGAGATTATAAATGATCTCGACAGTGATCTGATAGCTTTCTACCGTGTGCTTCAGCATCACCTTGAGGAATTTTTAAAGCAGTTTAAGTGGCTGCTTAGTTCGAGGGAGTGGTTTGAAGATAGTAAACGTCAGCAGGAAGCAGGCGGACTTACTGACATTCAGCGTGCTGCACGTTATTATTACCTGCAGCGGCAAAGCTTTGGTGGTAAGGTAAGAGGTCGCGTATTCGGCTGCAGCAGCGATCGCGGTCCGCGAATCAATTTCTTAAGGTTGGAAGAGGACCTTTCGGATCTTTATTTACGACTGGCCGGAGTGGTCATAGAAAACTTGCCCTGGCAGGAATTTGTCAGAAGGTATGATAAGCCGGAGGTCTTCTTTTACCTGGACCCACCGTATTACAAGGCTCCTTTTTATAAGCACAACCTGCTCACACTTGAGGAATATATTGAAATGGCTGATATACTTTCGAATATACAGGCTAAGTGGATATTGAGCATCAATGACTTGCCGGAGACAAGAAATGTTTTCAACAAGTTCAGCATAAAGCCTGTAACGCTTAATTATACGGTAGGCAAGAACGCACAGAGTACAGGCAAAGAGCTGATTGTGGCAAATTTTGATTTGAAGGGGAGGAAGGATAATCATGCAGCAGGTAACCCTTGAAGGTGGAGCGCAAGTATTTGTAAACTTCAATGAAGAGAAGGGCAAATGCCTATCATGTAACAAGGTTATTTGGTGGGCGACTACAATAAAAGGCAAGAAAATGCCGATAGAGAAAATAGGCAGTGGTTATGTTTCGCACTTTAAAACCTGCCCGGCTGCAAAAGAATTCAGGAGATAGGAGGGATTATGGCCTGCAAACGAATTACAATTTCACTGACCGAGGAAAAGTATGAGGCCTTCAGGGAAGCGTTGCCAGCAAAAGCAAATATCAGTGAGGTGTGCTGTGACTTGGTACAGATGTTCATAAACGCAGTTGAAGAGTATGGAGATGATTTTATCCTGGATGTTATGCGAGGGGGGAATAGCTATGGCATCCACAGGATTATGAAGAAATGAAGCGGATCTTAATTCTTTCCATACTGATAATATTACCAGTGTTCTTAGCCGCAAATACGGTTGATAAGAGCATACACGGCAAGGTTGTTAATTTTGTCGACGGGGATACCATTGATATATTGACAGCCGGGTATGAGACTGTGCGTGTCAGGTTCGCCGGCATCGATTGCCCTGAGCGCAGTCAGCCTTTCGGCAAAATAGCGACGGAATTTACTATTAATTTATGTAAGGGAAAAGAAGTAACTGCGGTTTTACAGCCCAAAGACCGTTATGGAAGACCTATTGCCGATATCATTCTACCGGATGGCAAGAATCTGAGCCAGGAGCTTGTCAAGGCGGGGCTTGCCTGGTGGTACCGTCAATATGCTCCAAATGATAAAACCCTTGAAAATCTCGAAGCTGAAGCCAGGGCTGCAAAAAGGGGACTGTGGTCTGAACCTAATCCGGCCGCTCCGTGGGATTACAGGAAGAGCAGGAAGAAATAAGAGGAGGCTCAATGGATAAGATAATTGAAAAGATCAAAGAAATCATGAGCAGGTCTTTTTATGGACGCCTGACAATCTGGTTTGAGGGTGGCAAATTCAGTCATTTTGAGATTACTGAGACCTTCAAACCGGATAAAAAGTAAGTCAACCAGTCAATAAACCATCTTGACTTTACCAAATGATAGAATTATTTTTATAAAATAACTTTAATTATTAATTTATTTAAAAATGAGGAGGGACTACTAATGACTGAACAAGAAATAAGAAAATATGACACACTTCATGAATCTTTTATCAATTGCTCTAATCTAAATGGTTTTCCACAAGAATTTAAACAAACTAGGTTTGATGAATTAATACTAGAATTAAAGCTTTATCCTTTTCAAAAAGAAATTGGAATGTTTTGTTTTTCTACACCAGAAACCTGTAAAAATGATTATGGCTTATTATTGATCGGAAATTCAGGCTCAGGTAAAACAGGAGTTGCATCTGTCATATATAATGAAAGATCAATTCTTAAAGCAACTAGCATGAAAAACGATAGAATCCCGATTAATAATGAAACATTACATAATAATATGATTATGTTACCTAGAAGATTTTCATCAAAAGACATTCTTAATTGTCAGAATTTGTCAGTTGGCATTGCCACAAGAGAAATGTACGTACTTGATGACTTTGATATCGCATTGCAAACAAATCCTCTTTTAGCTTTTAATTTTTTAGATGAGTTATATGATTATCTCTCATCCGATCCTAAAAATAAATATAAGACAAAGATACTCATAACAAGTACCGAAGATATAGAAAACATAGGGAATCAAAGAATTATTTCTAGGATAAAGAACATGTGCACCCGTAAGATTTTATTGCCGGAGATTAATCATAGAAAAGCATTAATATAGAAGTGAATGAATACTCTCGATTGAATAATGATGTGTGATAAAATGTATAATGAACTCGGGGAAATAAATATGAAAAAATGGAAATTAAAATTAATTAAATGGATATTGGGTAATGATCTGTTGGAAATTGCATTTGAGCAAGAGACTCCACAAATGATAAAACCTATACGTTATCAACCAGAATATAGAGGCTGGATATATACAAGCTCTATCAATTTAATTCGAATCTTAAAAATACCATTGGCTTGCACCTGTGATGATCCAAGACCGCAAAAAACCCAGTATAACATATCAAATTTCTGTGCTTCTTGCGGTAAACCTATAAAAATATAATCCTTGACAAATTAAGCTAACGCTTTAATATTGACGATATAAAGAAGTAGATTCAACGGTATCGGAAAAACCGGGCCGGACAGAGGTTAAATCCTCTGCCCGGCCTTTTCTTTTTTCATCAGGGAACTGGATTCCGGCTTTCGCCGGAATGACGACGAAAGGGGGTAAATATGCTTCCGGATCAGTTTTATACCGAGCCTTATGAAGTCCTATACGAGAACGACGCCCAGGGCAGACCTATGTATCGCGGCTTGTACGTGCCTGACGTCAATGTCAATGCCACAGACGCGGTGTTCCGAATAATCAAGTGGGTCTATGACGCTAACGGAAACCTAACCGGGATATTCCACGCAAACCATACGACATCTTACACAAACAAATGGTCCGAGAGGGCTAATTATGAATATGGAAACAACATCTAAGAACATCCTGAAAATCCTATTGATCTGCCTGATTGTTGCAGGTATTTCAGGGGAATCAGTTGCCGGATCAGCTGAAAACAAGCAGTCTCCACGCAAGGAATCTGTTAAAAAAGTTGGCTTTGCCGCCTCTGCCAGGTATCTAATCAATCCTTACACCGGCAAGCAGGATATTGCCAGTGACGTACTTATCGAACTTGAAGGTAATCCAGTAATACAAAAATCTCCTACAAAGATAAATTTCACTGGTTCAGTAAATGTAACATCAGACGGAGAAGGCGGGGTAGAAGCTCATATAACAGGCGGATCCGGATCGACCGAATGGAAGGATGTCAAAAACAAGCCGACACTCCTAGATCCGATAAAAAACCTCACCGATGCTCTTGACTCAAAAGCGGAAAAGACAACGCTCGATGCTTATAAAATCAAGTCCGCTAAAGATGGCAGAAATACAAAGATTACTATTACGGATGGAACTCTTCAGGTTGACGCTGAAGGCGGCAGTGAACCTTACAACATCCAGGGCCATGTAATATCTTCAGACAGCAGCATCATGGTTGAGCCGGTTGCTCCGGATATGATTGATCTCAAATTGTCTGCAGACGCTCAGATTATCAAGGATATCAATCAAGGATTGACCCAGCATGGTGCTGCGATCGTTGAGCTGACCAGCAAAAAAGCTGACAAAACAGAGCTTGCAAACTACAAAGTTAAGAATGCTGCAAACGGGACAAACACAACGGTCGAAATTGATGCTGGTGGCGTTCTCAGGGTCAATGCTTCAAGCGGCGGAGCCTCTAAATTCGAAGATTTGACCGATGTCACGAAATTTACTGGCAACAAGGGTAAAGTCCCGGTTGTAAGCCAGGATGAAAAGAAGCTCGAATATACATCCATCAATGCAAAGCTCGAATCCTACCAGTTTAAAAAGATCATAAAAAAAGGCCAGACTATCAGATGTGACAGCAAGGGAGCTCTGACAGACAAACGCTACAGCATACTGGTTTATGAGGAGATGAACGAAGGGATCGAGGATTACACACAGATGTCAGTGGGATCTTCATCCAACGCCGTCAATGATTACACCGTCGACATGTCTCCAAACTACTCCACATTCAATGTGAAAAAAATAGGCGGAACGGACGGCGTTAATGTCAATATCCTGGTTATAGCTATGGTGCTTGAGCCGGTCAACATTCCTGACAGTGTGCCTGAGTTTGTCGTACATTTCAGATACGACAATCCGGATGGAAATCTCTGCAACATTTTTGTCAGGGAAGCGGACTCAGGCGCAGGAATAAGCCTTTGGAGATCAGAAGAGCACAAAGAGAAGATCATTGATCTTGTGACACCTTATATCGCCAACACTGGCAAAAAGATCGAGGCTTTCATCTATGACGTAACCAGGCAGAAAACCGTCGCTGCAAAGATAATCGACGGAAATGACAATGAATATAAGGTGGGCACGAAATGATGATCAGATACCTGAGAAGATTTTTCCTAAGGCTTGGCGGAGTAGATATCGAGATCGGCGGTAATGATGGCGACATCTGGGTAAAAAACGGTGGTCCAGATCCAGCAAACGACAAACATTTCAAAAAGATAAACGACAAGGCAATTGCCGCTAGGGGCGGCTATCTCTATATCAATTCCACAACACATCTTACGGAAGTTCGGGATGTCCCGATCGTCACTGATGAACATATTCGCGAAGTGGTCAATGCCATGTCGCTCGATGCAAAAAGTCTGCAGGGTAAAACTCTCGACCTTTCCAGTATGCTGGAAAAGCAGGGTATATCCCTGCAGGACGGCAAATTAAAACCCGCAAACCTCGGCGAGAACAATCTATTCAACTGGGTGCTCGATGCAAAGATCGATATAGGCGGCGATCCTCTCATTCTCAAAAATGATCTTTTCAAGAACTATTACACCCAGGTCGAGATCAAGGCTGAATACCCGGAAGGGACAGGCAGCTATGTGACGGTCCAGAATGGAGCTGACCTCTGGTACATTAATGGCAATGAATTCCGCATCGAAAGGCCTGCCGGTTCGAAGATTGTTTCAGCAGACGGCAAGGAAATAAAGACCAAGACATTCAAAGTTTACATCCAGATTTTCAAGCTCACCGGCCAACCGAAAATTACAAAGAAAAAGAGAGGAGGAAAATAGAATGAAAAAGACTGCGCTGACATTCATTATAATACTACTGTTCGCATGTTCCGCCTTCGCCGGCATCATAGTTCCATCAGGAGGCGAGACTAACCACGTCCTGGTCTATAAGGGCAAGGATGCTGACGGCAACATGATATTCGGCTGGCTCAACGAAGGCGGGATCGGGAATGTCTTTATAGGACTGAACGCCCAGAAAATGACTGAACTGATACCATACGCCACATTCATCACACGGACAGAGCTCGACGCAAAGACCTGGACCACACAGCAGATAACCGACCTCGTTCAGTATGTGCCAGCCAGGGCCGTGTTAGCAGATAAGGCAACCGAAGCATATAAATCCGAGACTTCAGTTCACACCCTGACAGCTGATCTTGCGAGCGTTGCTACATCGAGCGGACTTGCAACAAAAGCGAGCGTCGCCGATAGGGCGCTGAAGGCGGACAACGGCCTGGCCGATAACCAGAAGGATGGTGTATCGCCCCTGTTTAAGGGTGGCAAATGGATTTATGTTCCTGCCGTGCTTGCCCCGGATAATCATCCGAATACCCTCTACGCAACTGATAAGGATATGAACATGTACTGGAGACCCCAGGACGATGTTGCAAAAGACGTAGTCAACGAGGTCAAAGCGGCCGTGGAAGCCACAAGGAAAGACCTTGACGCTGCAAAGAAAACCCAGGGGCAGTTTCAGGCAGTGTTCTGGTGGTATTTCGGCGGTATAGGAGTCATCAACATCGCCGCCTGGATTGTTTTCTGGATCAAATCCGGGAGGAAGCAGGCATGAAAAGTAAAATATGGATCATTTTTACGATTCTTAATTTACTTTTGCTCGTTAAAGTAAATCCCGTCTTCGCTCTGCTGGATTGGTGCGAGGATGGCTGGAAGACTGATTACATCGTCGGCAAGCATGGTGATCCATCCCCAAAAAATGATTATCATCTCTGTCACAATATTTATGACACGGAGGGCTCGGTAATCCCGGAATCAATTCTCGGGATCGGAGCGGACAAAAAGACCGCCAGCACTGCAAAAAACATATTCGTCCTCTCCAACGATTTTAAAAAAATGACCATCACCACATCCAGTATCCGTAATATCGGCGACTGGATTCCGGCGAAGGCAAAGCTTGGCGACCATGCCGCAATGGCATCTACGACCCCTGAAGCCCAGAAGGCCGAAAAGGCAGATTCGGCCATAAAGTCGACGACAGCACTATATGCGACAAGGGCTCTTGAAGTGGATTCCGCGCTAAAGGCGGACAACGGCCTGGCTGAAACTGCCCCTGAAGGCTCCATGTATATAGCGTCCGATGAGGCCTGGATGCTCTGGGTTCCCCTGGAGCTCCCAAAACCGGATGCGGGGCTGACTGTGCTGGTGAGCGATGAGACCAATACTGTCAAATGGAGCACTGTCGATGCAGCATTTCGCAAGGTTACGAAGCCTCTCCTTGATGCGTGCACTCAAATGAAGGTTGAAATCGCCAGATACGCTGAAAAGGCGAATAGCTTGGTTAACGGCCTATTTTTGGCTCTGGGTGGGGCGGTGTTTTTTTTCAGTGCGCTCATCCTTCTGCTCTGGGCAATATTCGGTGAGTTCCACATGGCGGGACTGAGAAAACTGCCAAAAATCAATACGGGAAATCAAAACAAAAGGGGGTAGCAAATGGTTAAAGCAATAATGATTGTAGCACAGTTTTTAATGATCAGTTTGAGGATCGTCATCGGGGCGATCGAGGGCATCAAAAACCAGGTCAAAATTGTTGAGTATCTGAAGAATGCGATCGATCTGATGGCCGAGAACTTCAAGACGGCCGGCTCTCCAACTGATAGCTGGGAGACGATCAAGGCGATCGCCAAAAAACTTCTGGTCCTTGTTCTTATCGTTCTGACAATTTTCAACATTCGAAGGAAATAATGAACGATCGCTGCAAAGAAATCATCATAACCATGATCATGGCGCTTGGCTGCGCCATGATCTTCTGGGTGGCGGTCTCAAGATGAAAGTAATCTCTATCATTATAGGATTCATAATCGGTGTAGCCGGAATGTTCTTTTTAGGTTCCAATCCAGCCACGGCGGAATGGGTAAAAGTAGCGATAGAACTTGCCAAAGAAATAAAATGGGATACCAAAGATAAGGCCATTGTAACACCATCCGGGTCGATACCATCCGGGCATCCGTTTTCATTTTACATTCCCCAGCCGTCCAATGATGACTGGTACAGCGACAATTACATAATGTTTCCGGTGTCGGCTGATTTATATCCCAACGGCATTACCATCGAGCGTATAGGCGGTGTGATAGACACAGCAAGGGCTGTGGCTGTCGTAGAGCTTAAATACTGGATGTATGATGAGAGCAAAGAAACCTTTGCCGCCAAAAATGTCTATGATCTGACCTTTGTTAAAACAATAATTGCAAACAGCGGAGTCATTAACAAACCCATCCCTGCCGGTGCCCTGGTATATCTTAACCTTCCTAATGAGCCTGTACTGCGCTGGCTCAATATCTGGGGTTATTTCCGTGTCAATCCCCCGATGGCAAAACCTGAGGTGAAAAAGTGATGGAACTTGAGCGCCATTACAATGAAGAAACCTATCAGGCCCGCAGACAGGTACTGTTCGGTAATAAGGCGTTGCCGGATAAAGCCAAAAACACTCTCAATCTAAATAAAACAATACCTCAAACCCTCAGGGCATTTATGGCCCGCTTAGGATGGAAATGAGATGAAACTACTCAAAGAGATTTGGAGTCTCGTTACAAAGAAGGTCAATAAACTCAAGGCCAAATCATTTCCGGTTGTCGAAGAGACATATTCCAAGAAGGAATTGATTAAAACAAGGATGCCTATTTGGATGACTCCATTAGGGGTTATGGCTGTTAAAGGATTGCTGAAAAAGGCTATCAAAGAAGATCCATTATTTTATCAAATTCTGCTTGAAGAAATAGAAGATCATGAAACTATCGGCCTGGCGAATCTTAAACACCACATAAGATTGCATGAACAAATGCTTGAACGGTTGAAACATGATGTCGTTAAGAAAATGAAAGATGAAGCCGGGGGAAATAAGTGACAGATATAAGCAAAAACTCTCCCGCCCAAAACCGGGAACATGCCTACAAGACCTGGCGTGCATGCGGACAGAATATAACTGAAACTGTTCGTGAACTTGTTAGTGTTGGCTTCAAATTTTCACGGAAAACTATCACCGAATGGTGTGAAAAATATGACTGGAAAAACAGGGCTGCAAGGGCTGAGGCCGAAGAAGCCAGGTTAAGTACCGAGCTTGATGAAACCAGTATATTAACTGACCTGCAGCTGATCAGAAAAAGATATAAGGAAGCTTTCGACAAGATGGCTACAGGAGCCCCTGTTGATAATCAGACCGCCTATGCATTTGCTAAGGTTTGCAGGGCTATTTATGATATCAGCAATAAGGAAGACAAGAACGGATTCAGAACACCGCAAACAGAAGAAAGACCTGTTGATCATATAGCAGGCGGCATTGACGAACTTAAAAATGCCATACGCAAAGAAATAGGAGCTCTTTTAGCCGATCCGGCCAAAGTCAATCTTAAGCGTGTTAAAGAACTTAACGATGCCATCGATCTAATCGAACACATGACACCGCCTGTTGAAAGACAATCAAAACCTAAGGGTCTTAGCGATGAAACCGCTGAACAGATCCGCCGCGATATCCTGGGGGTTAAGAAGTGATTAAACCATTAATCATCCCGCTTTCACCTAATCAAATAGAAATTCTTAAAAATAATGATTCGAAAAATATATATATTTGCAATGCAAGAAGATACGGAAAAACCCTTCAATTAAAAAAGATGATAGAAATCTTGGAGGGTAAGTCCTGATGAAGAATGGCTTCCTTCCAGGAGAAGAACCCAGAAACCGCCGCACGCCGATGGTGCTGCTTCCCTACCAGCAGAGGTGGATTGCAGACCAGTCACCAGTTAAAGTTGGTGAGAAAAGCCGGCGCATCGGGTTTTCCTGGGCTGAAGCTTCTGATGATGTAACTCTTGCTGCATCCGCAAATGGAATGGATGTCTGGTATATCGGCTATAACAAGGAAATGGCCCTGGAATTCATTGAGGACTGTGCCGACTGGACCCGCCATATATCAAAAGCAACAGCGGATGTTGAAGAAATCATGCTTGAAGATGAGGACAAAGACATCCTCTCTTACCGCATAAGATATGCATCCGGATATAAAATAGTAGCCCTGTCATCCAGGCCGAGCAATCTAAGAGGAAAGGACGGCAAGGCGGTTATTGACGAAGCTGCTTTTCATGATGATCTCCCCGGGCTTATGAAAGCTGCCCTGGCGTTTTTGATGTGGGGCGGCCGCGTAGTTATATTTTCATCGCACAACGG